GGTTGAGATGCAACGTGCAAACTATGAATTAAATCAGCTTGTCTTTGAAAATGTGCAAGATTTAAATATGCAATATCAAGTAAAGGAGGTTTACTTACTAAGTTATCTGTCTTTCCAGAATAAATTGTAACTAATGGTATTTCACCAAGAGAAAAATTACCAGATTCAGTTAATTCAAATTCTTCTTCAGCAGTCTGACTATCAAATTCTCCTGCATAAGAATTATCGGCAACATCATACATTTCATCAATTTGATTCTTTTTTCTGAATACTCTGTAGTTTCCTGGTTCGATTACTCTTACTTGATCGTAAACTTTTTCACCGAAGTCTCCATCAGGTAATACAGCTTTTTCTGCAATTCGAGCTTGTATAAGATTACCATAATTAGATTCTCTATCTAACCTCCAACCATAAAGATTAGTAGGATCTACTTCAATCCAATAAGGTCTACGATTCTGTTGTCTTTCTTCTGCAAGACTCAATGCTCCAGAAGGTGCAGGATAATCTACAAGAATATGACTTTGACCATAAGTAAGAGAACACATCAATATTCTTCTTGCATATTCATCTAAATCTGATTTACAACCATCAACATCCATCTTGAACATTTCAGTCCAGTAAGGATCTCCAATAAGTGTTATTGGTTTTCTTAATACAAGACCTGTAGCTGCTCTTATCAATCTTTGAGTAAAAGGACTAAATACTGCTCTATTTACTCTTGCAAGGTAAGCATCGTAATCCTCTCTTGGTTCTAATGGCAAAAAAGCCTCACTGTTTTCTCTTAAATATTCAGTACCTTCAGTAACAGCTTTCATTATTTCCCAACCTTTCATCATGTCTAGAACTGCTCTAGTCCTAGTAAAAGGACTATCAGTTCCTCCAAGTGTCGTTGAAGTTATAATTTTTGTTTTAATTTGACCTGGAATTGCAAAAGTCATTTACGACACCTCCATTTTTTTAAAGCTAACGCTTTTCTAGTAGGTTCACCATTAGGTTTTTTTAATGGCCCAGGCATGCCAGACATCCTTGCACAAAAAGATGCTCTTCTTTTTGCTGCTTTACTTCCAGGTTTTACTTTTCCTGTAACTGGTGCTTTTAGATTACTACCAGTTGCACGATTGTATTTTGCACGACCTTTCGCAGTTAATCCACCCGTCTTGGACTTTTCTCCTCTACCTACACTTAAATTTACTTGTTTACGTTTTTTTTTCATTTGCCCACCTTTGCTTGTGCCTTTTTATGGGCTTGAGTAAAAGTATCTCCTGCTCTCATTCTCCTTTTCATAAACTCCATATGCTTCGCACTATGATGCTCAGAGTGTTTGCTTAACAAAGTTTTTTGGCGAGGAGTTAGTTTCACTTCTTTTTTCGTTTTTTCTTGGAACGTAGCTTTTTAAGATCAGCAGCAGTGATCTTATCTCTAGGAGGAGCAACAGCAGCTAGTTTGCGTTGCTTTGCTGAATAAGATCCTTTAGGCATTAGACAGTTGCAGCGATAGCACCAGAGGTTATGAAACTTACACTGATAGTTTCTATGTCACCTGTTGTAGCAGAAAAACTTGTTCCTGTGACAATACCATTAAATGAAACTTTTTTAGTACCTGATGTATCTAAAAATAATTCAAATTGTGCATCTGCTGGATCTTCAGCAGTTAAAACATCCTTTACCAAATTTTGTGTTTCGTTACTTGCTGCTGCTGTATAAAGAAGATCAACAGTTCCAGAACCAGAAATAAGTCCACCGACAAAATTTCTTGACGTTGCTCCGTGAGAAGTTACGTCTAATGTATCCTTTGTTGTATCTAGTGACCAACCAGTAGTAGATACTATTGCTTCAGTAGTTCCAGTTCCGTTTTTAAATTTTACGGAGCCTTCTTCTCCACGAAAAAATGCCATTATTCTAAGAAAAAAGAGTATTTATAAATAGTTTAACTTGTAGTTGACTTTTTTACAGTACCTTTTTTCATATTTGCTAGATATTGTTCACATCTTGGATCCCAAAGTGCAGGATTTCGCTTTCCTTTTACTTTTTCGATGATGTCAAGCATCTCCTCAGTAATTTCAATCATTTTTTCTTTCCTTTTGTTGATTTTTTAGTAGTTTTTTTCTTTTTGCCCTTACGGACACTTGAAATATACCCTAAACATCTATTCATTGCAGCAGATTTAGCCATTTTTAACTCCTTTTGCGTTTTTTACGTCTATGTTGGTATGTTATCTTCTTGCTGCCAGTTTTTTCACGTTTAAAACGTGCTTTTTCTGCTGCTGACATCTCTCCAGTAGTCTTAGGTGTCTTACTTGATACACGTTTACTTGGTCGACAGGCAGGGTAGCCTCGTTTTTCGCCTTTTTGACGACCACAAGGTTTTCCTGTTTTTACATCAACCCAGTTTTCTTTAAACCAACGGGTTAGTCCACCGCTACTTCTTGCCACGCTTGCTCTCCGTGCGATAAGTTCCTCCACGTTTTTTGTACTCTCGTACAAGCCACGCATTGGCATAAGCAGAAGGATAAACCTTAAATTTACGTTTAGCCTCTGCTTTTACCCTAGAGTATAACGCTTTATTTACAGGAACATTCGCCACGTTTTTTACCTCCCTTCTTTTTCTTCTTCTTTTT